TTCTATAACAAGATAGTCCCTAAAATATCAATAACGAACTTAAGAGGTTAGTTAAGGGGATGAAGTATGGTGTTGAAAATATAATAGATATTTCTAATGACCTAGCACTTAAATCTGATGAGTTCTTAGAGTCTAGAAACTACATAGAGACTATTGGAGATGTTGATGTTCACACATTTAACTTTAACCCCTTAAGAGCCTACAAACCCAAATTAAACGTTTCTAGCAGAGAAGATGGAAACACATACATAACAACTGAGTTTACAGACCCTAATACTGGAGAGTTATTTGAAAAAACTTACAATAAATTTGAGCAGTACAAAGACAGCTATGATAGCATTGAAAAGGTAAAAGATATGCCTATGGGTTATTTTTACAATCTAGCAAGTGCTAGTCTATTCAAATCTATTAACGATAAGTTTCCTTCTCCGAAAAAAGAATACCCTAACGCAGTAATAAACCTAACCTCAGAGCTTAAGGCTGCCACTGATAAGGTTGGGCCACTTAGGTTCCAAGCCCCTCAAGAGGAAGGAGAGTCTAACGTATACACTGATGGTTTAGTATCTATAGGTTGGGATATATCTAAGGCTATGCAGGATCTTAACTACATGTCAGGTACTTACCTTACTGGGTTTGTAGATCAAAAAGCATTTGACTCTAAAGATAAGCAACGTTACGATATTAAGTTAACAACTTTATTAGCTAAACCTTTTGGTACTCACTCTGATAAAGAAGTGAAGGAGATAATGGTTAGGAGTAGAGGTGCTCTAAACTCTGCAATCATAGAGGCTAACGAGGTTGGTAAAAGACTTAAGAAACTTAACGAAAAGTATAATTATACTGAAAAAGAGCTTAACGATTTATTACACGATCACAATAAAATAAAAGCCTTAGAGGATTCTGAAATTAAGAATGTTCTTATTGAGATGCGTATGGGAATTGATGCCTTAAGTAAGACTCTTATTGCTGAGGATCTTATAGCAGGTCAGACTATGTTTACAGTTGATAGTAACCTAGGATTATATGTAACTCAAGCGTACAAAAATTTCGAAGTTAAGGGTTGGGAACAAACAGACAACCTTATTATACAGAAGACTAAAGACTTCTTATACAGAGAAGCTAAGAAAGATAACCCTAAAGCTACAGAGAAGAGATTGACTGAGATAGTTGATGTTAATTACAGAAAACTAAACAGCGATAAAAACTTTGCGTACAACATTAAGAACGGTGGTTCTTTAGATGGACTTAGTAGGTTAACTTCTATCTTCAAGCAAAGAAAAGAAATACCTCAAGAGATTAAAGATTTCTGGGGTGAGATTGATGACCCTATATTTAACTACAACAATACAGTTAAGAAGGTCGCTCAGACTATAACTGCTGAGAGAATGTATAAAGATATTCTTGATATAGGTAATGGTAAGTTTATCTCCGACACTCAGACTCCAGATACATTTAATAAGCTTGTAGGAGCTAAATGGGGTAGCCTAGAAGGTAAGTTTGTAGACAACGAGATGTTCGCTGTGATGAATCAAATGTCTCCTGAAAAAGGAGAAGGTTTATTTAACTGGGTGTACGACTCTTACATGCAACTTGTACTTTTAAATAAGAAGACAAAGACTGTATGGAATCCTGGTACTCACGTTAAGAACATTGTAGGTAACACAGCATTCGCTACTATGAATGGTCATATAAATATGGATGTTGGTACTATGTATGAGGATGCTAAAGCATCTATTAAAGCAACTATGGGTTCTAGTAACGCTGAGTTAGATGTTATAAGAAAGAACCTTATAGAGAAAGGAGTGCTTAGTTCTTCTGCTTCCCTAGAGGAGATTAGAAATATATCTAAAGATTTAGGGGAGAGTGACTACGATATGTCTAAGTACCTAGACGAGAAAAGAGGTAAGATTGGTAAACTTATGGCTAAGACTGTAAGGTCTGTAGGTAAACCACTTAAATATCTTGATGATAAAGCAACTAGAGCATACCAAGCAGAGGATGATGTATGGAAGTTCTATGGTTTCTTATCTGAGAAGGCTAGATATATTGAGGCTGGTATTTCAGAGAAGGAAGCTGATGATATGGCTGCTAGGAATATAATCAACCTATACCCTAACTATAACGAGATACCTAGAATAATAAGAGTTATAGGTAGATCTCCTTTAGTAGGTTCATTCGTTGCGTTCCAGGCTGAATCATTCCGTAACGCTAAGAATGCTGTTAAGTTAGGGTTTGAAGAGATAGGCAGTAGTAACCCTGATATTAGAAAGATTGGAAGCAAAAGAATAGCTGGTACTATAGCTACAATGACTTTATTAGAAGGTCTTCAGCTATATACTATGCAGCTTATATCCCAATCTCTAGGGTTTGCTGGTGGAGACGAAGAAGAATCTGAAGAGAGAAGAATTAGAACTATGGTAGCTGAGTGGGATAGAGATGGTAGTTTAGCATACGTTGATAGTGGTGTCTTAGAGAGTAAGACTAATGAAAATCAGATGGAGAACGATAAGTACTTCGACTACATAAACTTCTCTAGCATATCTGGTGTAGGTCACATAAGAGATATTCTAAGACTTACATTTACAGATATAGATACTGAGGTGGGTGAGGAATCTGCTTATAGTATAATAAAGAAAATGTACGAACCTTTCTTAGGCGAGGAGATGACTTTAGCTGTATTCTTAGAGGCTTACGAAAATAAAGGTAATAAGATATACGAAAGAACAGACGATGGTGCAACAGCGACTCTTAAAATGATTGAGTACGTAGGTAAGAAGGTTGCTATGCCAGGACTAGGTAGAAACGTACAAAGAATAATGGAATCATTTGAACAAGACTCTGAAAGAGTTCCTACTTACGAAACATTAGCTTTATTTGGACTTAGAATCTCTAGGTCAAACGTTAATAAAACTATGTCTATAAACGCTAGGAATACCTACAACGATATGAGAAGTAGGTCTTCTGATAAGATTATAAGAGATAAAACTTTATTAATTAACGAGATGAAGAATAATCCTGACCTTGATAACGATCTAAACATAATAGCTGATCTTATGGCAGGGGCTAGACTTAACAAGGTTGCAGGTAGTGATACTAAGGCTATACTTAAAGGTATGGGGGTAAGTGATGTTGTTATAGACCTAGCTTACAATAGAATGCTTAAGAACTATAAGCAGGATGTGTTAAGTGTTGATGCGAAATAAAAATAAAAACACCTAATATTATTAATTTAATATGTATCTTTATAATGTTTTATGACTTTTTTGTTGTTTAGCGTTTTGGTTAATTGATGGGAGGGGTGGTTCCCTCCCTTTTTTTGTATATAATATGGAGATAGGAATACAGCTAATTCAGGGTATATTGTTTGGTCTTAGAACGTTTGAGTCAAACGAAGATATACCATACAACGAAGTCCAGCTATTTGCTGGACCTCTATGCATATATATTATATGGGATTAAGAATCTATACCGTATGGGCATATAACATTAAAATAAGTTTCGTCTAAATTTTTTATCTCAAGGGCTAATTCTTGCCACTTACTCTCACCTGCTTCTCTAGTCTTAAGATCCAATGGAGTCCCTGTACCCATGTTAGACCATATAATAGAATTTTCATTTAATAGCTTATCTACTTTTGACTTAACAGACTTGTTAGTGTAGTAGGGACTTGTACCATCTTTTCTTTGCTTCATAATTCTAGTATCCAGTTAATAATTTAAGTACGTCATCAATAGCTTTATGTCTATGGTTGTCTTCTAATATTACCTTGTAGACATGCTTACTATCTTTTATCTTATGAACGTCATCTATAGCTGAGTTAAGTTGCGATGCTAGATCTATCTGTTGATTATCTCCACAAAATATCATAACAGAATCTTTACCTAACCTACCTAATGCCATTCTTAATTGTGGCTTAGTTAAATTCTGAAACTCATCTATTATAACTACTGCGTGATCAAACGTTCGACCTCTAAAGTGAGCTAAAGAAACCAACTCAACTTCTTCATTCTCAACCATCTTTTGAATCTTCTCAGGCTTGTTATACACCTTACGCATATTCGACATGATGGGTACAAGCCAAGGCTCTAGCTTCTCCTTCTCATCACCAGGGAGGAAACCATTATCCTCTGTAGCTATAGTAGGTCTTGTAATGATAATCTTGTTGTACTGCCTCTTAAAGAACATATCTAAAGCTATTTGAACAGCTAGAAGCGTCTTACCAGAGCCAGCCTTTCCAACAATGAAATTGAATGCATGGTTTAGTATCTGCTCCTTAGCTATCTTTTGTTCCTCAGATAAGGTTATGTTAAACTTAACATTACCCTTTGGTGGTTGCTTCTTCTTGTTATCCATACTACGAACCACAGGCTTCACAGTCTTCGTCATCTATACTGCACGCATTAGGTTGTTCTTTTTCAGTTAAATCTACTATCCAAGAATCTAAAATATCTTGTTTTGATTCTTCAGCTCTCTTTGCAGAGTCTATGATGAAGTCATCTTTCTCGTTGTTGCTCATGATTTTTGTTTTTTAAAGGTTCCCCTATCTAGTATGGATTCTATTGTTGCGTTAACTTCTTTTTGATTCGATGGGATGTATACGTCTAAGTTTTGATCACTATCATGTAGGTATTTCAAAAACAATTTGAATCTCATACTAAATACTGGGGTTCTTAATCCTTTGGTTTCTATTATAAATCCTGCATCTAAGTTTATAAAGTCAGGTGTGTAAGATATGTTTCTTACGTTACCAGTCATCTCCTTAAATACTTTCTTTCCTTTAGTGGTTCCTTTATCCATAAGGAGACCCTCGAACTTGAATTTCTCTACAAGCTCGAAGGTCTTGCCCTCATACTCATGGGGGATTTTAGCTTTATTTAAGGCTCTATAGCAATACAACTCTAAGCCTGAGGCAAATGTAATTCCATCCTCAGTGTGTTTCTTAGCTTTAGTTATCTGCTTACCTTTTCTTCTCTTGTATCGCATGATGGGAATTTACGAAATAATTATTTCTTCCCTCGATTTCTAGCACGATTATTTTTCTGTGACTCTAAGACTGTACCTCCACCTTTAGTGTGAGATACATCCTTACCATCACCTTTCTTGCCTTTTTTCTTATTCATAGCGTTAAGAAAAGCCCTGTAAAGTTTCCTAGATAAGCTAGCACCATACTTAGCGTTATACTTATCCTTCTTCTTCTTAGCGTCAGGGTTGTCTTGATAGAACTTAGCACTCTTGCTATTCCCTACCTTAGTCCCTGCTAATTTATTTCTAGCCATATTATAATTATTTTATAACGTGCAAGATACAAATTATTTCTGTTCCTTTGGTTGGTCTACCATACCAAATATATACTTAGCTATCTTCTCTGTGTTATCCAACAAAGACTTAACGTTTTTAGATGTTGGTAGACTTGAGGCTAGTTCTACAGCCTTAGCTCTCATTTCGCAGTCAAACTTTAAGTACTTGTACTGCTGTTCTTGATCTTTCTGAATCTTGTTCATGTCTAAAATTTAATTATAGTTAGTAAATCTAAATCTATATAAAACAGGAGTTCCCTATCCCATATAGATCCTGGTCGTGGGTTCTTCATGCCACCCCACTCAACTGTGGCTTTAGTTATTTCCTTCATCCATATATAGCCTATACCATCGTTAAATCTCCAAGCTATACATAAAGGTAAGTCTCTAGTTAAGGCTTCTTTCTGGCAGTGTTGTATCTTTCGTACAGAAGTTCTAACCCTTTCTATATTACTCATATTAAGACTCATTGTCTTTACCTCACATAGAGATACAACCTTCATAGTCTTATTATCTATTATCTCTGCATCTACTGGAGCATACCTATCTAACTGCTTAAAGGTCAGATCTTTACCCTCTAGTAGTATACGAAGAGTTTCCTCTTCCCTTACTCTATCAGATTCTTTTTCAAACTTAGGCTCTTTCTTCATTTGACTTGCCTTTGACATTGTTGTTAAAATTCCACTCCATCTTAGCATCCATGTCCTCCTTCATTATTTGAAGAAGTATTAGATACCCAGTTAAGTCTAAAAGATCGTTGTCACTATGATAAACGTTGTTATTTTTTATTCTATTAAGTTTATCGTTTATCCTAGCTTGAATAGCGTATAAAGGCTCTACGTCAAATAACACACCCTTTTCAAAAACTGCGTTACCATATGCTTCATTCTTTTTTACTAACAAGTCTCTTATCTCGTCACACTTAGCTTTAATTTTTTCTTGCATCTCTTTTCTTTAATTGTTTATACTCTTTTTTCTTTTCGCAAGCACAACTTCGCTTACATGTATTCTGTACTTCATCCTTAGGTATCTGCTTAAAACCTTCAAGGTCATACCTCTCTTGATTGATATTCTTAGCATTCTTGAAATTATTCCAGCCATTTTTTATCTCTCTTATGATTAGTGAAATATGTTGTATCATCTCTTACCTCTTATGCGACCTCCTGGTCTTTTAATTATACCTCCAAGTCCATTGTACTCAGACACATCTTTCATGACTTCACCACAATTGCATATAGTTTCAGGATTTATAACCTCTCCATTAACTATTTTAATAGTGAACTTGGTAACCTCTACCTTGTTGTCACATTTCTCGCAATACATATCCATAGTAATTATTTTTTATTAGTAAATGCATTCATAATTACTGATAAAGATAACACAGTTGATATTATAATTATAATGTTTTGAATCATAATTGTTTCTTTATTATTTCAAAGCCAAGGGTAGAGTGACTTAAGCTCTACCTTTGACACTGACTTGCCTAACACCCCTGTTAGGACTTTTCAATTTATGCCCAACTCAAGTATGGTACTCACTTATAAGTCTTTGTAATGAGGCTTTTGTTTGTTATGATCTAAGATCTTTAACTTATCCCTCTTTATCTTTATAGTAATCTCACTCAGATTACAATCTTCTATCATCATACTAAAGTGAGTTAATACCTCGAATACAGATTTGTCTCGAAACTTAACGGACATAGGTTGTCCATTAGATTGCTTAGAGTTTAAGTCTGTTAAAGTTCCTTTGTAGTACATATATATTTTAGTAAACATCATGAGACATACATAGGTATCTATGACTCACAACTTTGGTTATCTTTATTTCTATACCAACCTTAGACTTGTGCTTGTAGCCTAAAGAGTTTAGGAATCTTTTGTTTTTCTCTAACTCTGAAGGCTTTAAGTCTGTAACGCAAGTCTCATGATTAGCTTCATTCCACTTCTTAGACTTAACCTCAATACCTTTACTCACCCTAATTGTCCTCCACTTATAGTATACTGTCGCATGGTGTATTTCTTTTCTCATACATCTCTTTTTCTTTAATAATATACAACTCCTCTTTAAGTTTACTATTCATAACTTTTAGCGATGTGATAGTGAATTTTAATTCAGATATAAGATCATCTTTAAATGATTTACTACTACCAATTTTTAACAAGACCTCATCATGAGATTTAGCATCTAACAAAAGATCTCTAACCATTTCATTCAATGCTTTAAATAGCTTAAGGTATTGCTTATCATGTACTAAACAATTATCGTGTAGCTTTCTATAGTGTATTACACTAGAGTGATGCTTCTTGAATATTGAACATATTACTCTTAAAGGAAAGGGAAAGTGTTTTAATATAATGTTAGATAAACAAGCGTTAGTCTCTACAATATTTCTTTCTCTCGTTCCAATACTCATAAACTCTACATTCCTATACTCGTAAGCAAACTCAAATAACTTTTGAATTATTATAGTTTCATCTTCGCTTATATTTAACTCATCAAAATGATTAGTTGCTTCTTCTATTGCGTTAGCTATTCCTATTTTCATATGTCTCTTATAATTTTATTAATAAACCAAAGTATAAATACACACCCTACTATAAAGTTAGATGTAGTCTCAAAATCCCACTCCATAACTTAGAAGGCTTGAGATGTTTCTACACCTTGAACTGGCTTATAGTCGTTACCATAATCTGTAGGGTCACTGAACCTAGTGTACTCCTTCTCAAACCTAAGAGGTAAAGTTCCAGTACCTATATTCCTACCCTTAGCAAAGATAAGGTCAACCAATCCCTCTGTAGCATTACCATTATTATCCTGCATAATACCATAGTATTCTGGTCTATATACAAGCATAACAATATCTGATGCCTGCTCTATCTCTCCACTCTCTCTAAGATCAGATAGCGTAGGTCTTGAACCCTCTCGTCTATCGACACCTCTACTAAGCTGAGATAACGCTACGATTGTTATGTTTAATTCCTTGGCTATGTTCTTAAGTTCACGAGCCACCAACGCTACCTCTTGCTCTCTAGAATGCCCACTACCCTTAACTAACTGAAGGTAATCAACCAACACAAACTTAACACCCTTTGTGATGACGTACTGACGTATCTTATTGAGTAGGTATCTAAGTGAGGAGTCCTTACACTCATCAACATACAACTCAGTCCTTTCTAGCTTACCTATAGCAGTATCTACCCTAGCCAACTCATCGTTCTCAAGCGTACCCTTCATGATGTATCTGTTATTAACTGAACTCTCTAAAGATACTAACCTCTGTAGCAACTGAGTATCCCCCATCTCGTATGAAAATACTGCCGAAGGTATACCTGCCTTAGAGCAATTGTAACAGAACGCTAAACCTAGTGATGTCTTACCCATAGATGAAGCACCACCTATAACTATAAAGTCAGTCTCTTGCCAACCACCAGTAAACTTATCTATTGATTGAAACCCAGTAGGTACACCAACCATATCATCTGATGACATTCTTTTTTGTATATCATCATGCAATACCTTAAGTTGTTTCTTAATATCAGGTATATCACTACCCCTAACCTCTGATATAGGCTTAAGCTCTGTCTCTATGTAATCTAATATCTCAAACAAGTCTTCATCCTTGTTTAGTTTATTATTAGTTATCTCAATTAATTTCTTTAATCTTATCTTCTTCTCCTCTTGCGATAAGAAAAGAATCATGTGTTCTGTATTGTAGTGAGTGAAGTCTAACGAGTAACACTCAGCTAATCTATACGTAGCTAAAGAATCTTTAACCAACTTGTTAAGTATAACTAAGTCTACCTTTTCTCCTAGGTCTAATCGTTGTGCTACTACCCTGTATATTTTTCTATTAAGAGGATCGGTAAACATACCCTCAGTCATTAGGCTGTGATTATTATAGTATTCTTTTGGCAAGGACATTATACGACCAAGCAACCTCTTCTCCATGTCTATATTATCTGTC